AAGAAAATATCAATATTTGACATCACATGCGGTAAGAGAGTATTTGAAAAATTCAAATACAGTAACAGTAGTAAGAATATTAGCGGGTGACTTTAGTCATGCTTCGGCTAGTGTATCCAGTGAAGGAACAAGTACAGGAGCTACATTTGCTAGTGGTACTTTAACCATATCAGCTTCAGGCAATTTTAATTCAAATAAAGTAGTTGGTGAAGAGTTTACAATAGGTGGTGTTGATTTCACATTCATAAGTTCATCTGCAGATAGATCAGTATTTACGAATGATTCAACAAACATTTATATGCCTGTAGATGCAAATGCTAATAGTAGTAGTTTATGTGATACAGTTGTAAGTCACATTAATAACGCTGCAAGTCAATCATTACATGGATTAAATATTACAGCTGTTAAAAGACAAGCGACAGAAGCAAATGGTCCAGGATTAGGTACATCGACAAAAGGTCATCTTGTACAACTTTCTGGTAGTAGTGCTGGTACAACTAATAACTTATCTGCAGCTTCGTCATCAGCACACTTTTCATTTGGTGCTGTGA